TCAAGCGGGGGCTTTTGGCGGTTCGCGGGACGCTATCATGCGTGCAGAACGGGAGCGAAATCTTGCTCAACAAATGGGGGATATACAAGCTACGGGGTCACAAGCAGGTTTTCAAAACGCACAACAGCAGTTCAATGCAGAGCAAGCAGCACGACTTCAGGCAGCACAGGCTAACCAACAAACAGGTCTTACTGCTGCGCAGGCAAATCAAGGGGTTCAACAACAAGCGGGACTTCAAAACCTAAGCGCTGGACTGCAAACGCAAGGGCTTCAAGCGCAAACAGGGCTCCAAGCCCAACAATCTAATCAGCAGACCGGGCTGCAGGCGTTGTTAGCAAATCAACAAGCTGGTATGCAAACGGGGCAGTTCAATTCTCAGATGGGCTACAACACCAATCTGCAAAATGCTCAGTTGGCACAACAAGCGGCACTGGCAAACCAATCGCTAAAAGGGCAGTATGGCCTGCAGCAAGGCCAGTTCAACCAAGCCGCATCAATGCAGGACGCTCAGTTGGCGCAACAAGCGGCACTGGCAAACCAGCAAGCCGGTTTGACCACAGGACAACAAAATCTTGCAGCTAATCTACAAACGCAGCAGTTAGGGGCCAACATTGGTTCGCAATTTGGCTTGGCAAACCTTACTAATCAGCAACAAACTAACCTTGCTAACCAGCAAGCCGGTTTGACTACAAACCAACAGAACCTTAACGCTAGATTGCAAACGCAGCAGCTTGGTTCTGGACAAAGTATGCAGGCACAACTTGCCAATCAGCAGGCGGGCTTAACTGCGCAACAAGCAGCGGAGCAGTCTAGGCAGTTTGGTGCTAATCAAGGTATGACTGGCGCTCAGATGGCCGCTCAGTACGGACTAGCTGGGCAACAAGCAGCGGAGCAGTCTAAGCAGTTTGGTGCTAATCAGGGTATGACTAGCGCTCAGATGGCCGCTCAGTACGGACTAGCTGGGCAGCAAGCACGAGAACAATCGCGGCAATACGGTGCGAACTACGGCATGCAGGGACTTCAGACAGGTCTGAGTGCCTCAGGGCAGTTGGGTGGTTTGGGTGCACAGCAGTTTCAGCAAGGTATAGATGTCAATAAGTTACAAGCTGCCTACGGTGCGCAAAAACAAGCTATGGGGCAGGCAGGATTGACTCAAGCGTACCAAGACTATCAGAACCAGCGGGAGTACCCGCAGCAACAGTTGAGCAACATGGCTAGCATGATGCGTGGCCTTCCGATTGGCAGCACCACTAATTACACCGGCACTCAAAATCCGGGTTCACCATCGTTTGGTCAGATGCTGGGTTCTGCAGGTTCTGCAGCTTACGGCCTGAGTCAGTTCTTTGCTGATGGCGGTAGTGTTGATAGCCAGCAAAACATTGAAAGCATCGTGAGTAAATTGTCCAACCAGCAATTGGACCAAGCCGAAAAAGCGGCAAAAGCCCGTGGGGATCAAGAGCAACTGCAAGCTATTCAGATGGAAAAAGCTGCTCGTGCGTCTATGAAAAATGGCCTTGCTTCTTTGCCCGTAGACATGAACAATATGCTGCCGACTGAACAAAGCATGGCCCATGGTGGTATTGTTGCTTTTAATGGGGCCAGCGGTAGCGATGTTTCTGGGGGTGATGATGAAGAAGATGAAACTAATGCTCCCGCCCAAGGTCCGGGCAATCCGGTGGTGTACAACGAAGCACTCCAAAACCAATTGGCACAGGCAAAGGCCGTTGCTGGGGCTAAATATGAGCCTATGAAACCGGAAGACTACAACCGGATTATTGAAGAGCGGAGGGCTTCTTTGCTCAAGGGTATTGGTGAAAGCCCGTATGAGGGTATGCGTGCGGATGCTAAGCGCCTAGGGGAAGAAAGTGCTACTAACCTAAAACAAGGCAAGGGCCTAGCCGCAATTCAGGCTGCTGCGGCGATGCTTCAAGGCAATGATCTATCTCGTGGTTTAGCTGCGGGGGCTAGTACGTTTGCTGGCGCTTACGGTGAGGCAGTTAAGGCTGACCAAGCGCAGAAGAGCGCTATTCAGCGCATGAACATCAATATCGCCGACGCCGAGCGCAAAGAAAAAATGGGTCTTACTAGGGATGCCATTGCCGCTGCAGATCAGGCGCGGAAAGATCATCAGGCCGCGCAGGTGTTTGGGATTGATAAAGCCAAAGCACTTGGCAAGGTGTACGAAGGCATTGCTAGAACTTCTAAACCCGGTGCTGCGGCTAAGGCCCCGCCACCGCTTAAAGTTGCTGAGCAGGCCGTGCAGTCTGGGGTAACAACTCGTATGGCTAGGGAGAAGCCAATGCCGGGTGAGACTCCTGAGATGCAAAAGGATCGGATTACTTCTGAGGAGTCTAATCGGGTACTGGGCATGCTACAGCAGAGGCAAGTTTTTAGCATGGCAGATATAGGCGGAACAAGTGCTGCGCTCAAAGGTGAGTCACAGGATACCACTAGGCAAACAAATGCTAGCAATGCGTGGGATAAGGCAAGCTCTAGGCTGAAGATAAGCCCCGAGTATTTGAATGCCAAGCCTGAAGTTAGAGCGCAAATGGCAGAAGACGCAAAAATTGAGGCGTATGCTCGTTTTGGTTTAGCTCCCCCCAAAACCGCCGCTGCCCCCGCTGCCCCCGCTCCTGCTAAAACTGTGCCAGCTTCTCAAATCCCTGCGGGGACTACGTTTGGAAAAGTTGTACCCGGGAAGGGAACTGAGGTTCTCAAGGATGGTAAAGTGATAGGTTACGCAAATTAACTAGGCACGGTATGGCTCAGAAATTTACTTCTTTTACGCCGCTAGAAGAAGCAGCGCCTACATTTACCACGTTTACGCCTATTGAAGAGGGGGCAGAAAGCACTGGGCCTACTGGTTTTTCTGCGTTGTATCCATCCATTATGCGTGGTGGGCGGGGGGCGAAGTCCCTGTTTGCCGATGTGCTCCCAGCTATGGGGTCGTATGCGCTTGGTGATACGGCTGGGGCTGAGAAAAGGATGCAGGATGCTGCGGCCTATAACAAGGAAACCGAAGAGCTTTACCCCGCCGCTGTTGGCACTTACAAGAACGTCAAGGACGTTAGTACTGGGGTTACCTATGCGGTAGAGGCTGTAGGCGAAGCTATACCGTCGCTCTTACCAAGTCTGTTTACTGGCGGTGCTGCAGCAATAGTCGGGCGCGGTGCAGTGGCTGCTGCTAAGCTGGCTGCGGAAAAAACTGCTGTGGCCCTAGCGGCCAAGGGTGCTACCGCAGAGGCAGTAAAAGACGCTGCCATGAAGGCGGGCGTGGCTGCAGCTAACAAGGTAGCCCTAAAGTACCAAGCGGTTGGTGCTGTTACTGGTTCTGCTGCACAAAATGTCCCCGATGTTTTTAAAAACGTATACGAGAAGACCGGTAAGATGGACTTGGGCGCTGCCATTGTGGCGGGCGGGTTCAATTCTGCGCTGGATGCAGTCCTGCCCGTTATGCTGCTGCGCAAAGCCAATATGGGGGGCATACCATCGGAGGCGATTGCTGCAGCTTGGTACAAGCGCATGGGTAAGGGCGCAGCGGTGGGGTTTACAACCGAGGGTGGTACTGAGGCTGTTCAAGAGATGTCGAGTGCTGCAGCCGAGAAGTTTGTAGACAACAACCTTAACTTCTTCACCAAGAAAAACTTTGAGCGGTTTATGGATGCGGGCCTAAAAGGCGGCATCGGTGGCGGGGCTATTACAAGTGCTACAGATGTCGTAACCGGTAAAGGGCCAGAAAAAAAATTGCCCCCTGCGCCAACAGAAACTCCGGGCGCTACTGCCGCCGCCGCACCCACCGCAAAACAACAGGCTCGGCAGGATGCAGTTGCTCAGCGTGCACAGCAGCTTGAAGAGCAGAGCGGTATTACTGCTGACGATGCTGTCCGTATTGCCGAGGATGACATTGCTGCTGAGGAAGCTAAGATCGCTGGGCTCACCACGGAAGCCCCAAACACAAGAGTCGAGGCTCGGGCTACTGAGCTTATAGATACTGGCGTAAAACCCGAAGAAGCATATGCAACAGCCCTGCAACAGGTGCAGGAAGAGATAGAGAACGATGTTCTCGCTAAGGAACAAGGTGCCCAAGATGTTACAGGAACTAAACCCGGAACAAGTGGAAAGCGCACTGCAGTGGTTAGCAAACCCGCTGCGGGAACCACCGCCGCAGGACCTGCAGCACCTACAGGAGTTGGAGTGGTTCCTACTGGAGAGGATGCTGGAGTCTCTGATGTGGGAGAGACGATACAACCCACTGCAGTAACCCCAGCCCCAGTAGCCCCAGCCGAATTTACAACTTTCACGCCCGTTGCAACAGCAACAGAACCCAAACCCGCAAAAGCACCAAAAACAGCTAAGGCTCCAATAGTCCCTGAAGGCCCCAAGGTAAATATAGCTGCAGCCCAAGCTGCAACCGACCCTGCAGAGATACAAAACCACCTTGCCGACATTGAGACCGAGGGTGCTACTCTGCTATCTAAAGATGGTCGGTTCCCCAAAAAGGGTACAACAAAGCGCACGCGCTTAGATGAAATCGGCGTACTGAAACGAGACCTGACTGCAAAACTGCAGCCAGCGGTTGCCGAAGCTCCGGTAGTTGAAGCTCCAATAGCCGAAGCTCCGGTAGTTGAAGCTCCAATAGCCGAAGCTCCGGTAGTTGAAGCTCCGGTAGTTGAAGCTCCGGTAGTTGAAGCTCCGGTAGCCGAAGCACCTGAAATAGTAGCCGCTCGCAGCTTACTTACCGGTGTAGACGGCGGGGGTGTTCCCACTAACACACTAAAGATAAACGCAATTGCGCGTGGGCTGGGGCTAGAAATAGCAAAAAAAGCTGCGCCTGAAGACACCATTGCGCGGATACGAGCAGCCGTGGGTCGTGTAGATAACGCATCAGTAGTCACTGCTCCCGTAGCCGAAGCTCCGGTAGTTGAAGCTCCGGTAGTTGAAGCTCCGGTAGTTGAAGCTCCGGTAGTTGAAACCCCAGTAGCCGAAGCTCCGGTAGTTGAAACCCCCGTTGAAACCCCCGTTGAAACCCCCGTTGAAGCCCCAGTAGCCGAAGCTCCAGTAGCCGAAGCCCCAGTAGCCGAAGCTCCAGCGCCCACTAAAGCCAAGGCCGAAAAGCCGGACGATTGGGCGAGTTTTATTGACGATATAGAACAGGAAGTAGATCAAGAAATTGCTGAGACTGACGCGACAATAGGCGAGCCTTTCTTTGACCAAACACAACGCCAACCGTGGAAAGCAAGGGGAGTAGCAGACTTAGGTAGAAATATTGGCGCGGAACTTACTGCTGAACTTGCAGAGGAAAAACAAAAACGCCGTGGATTTGCACAAACTGAAGCCGCTGCGAAGGCTAAAGAAAAATCAGAACGGGCTACTAAGGGGGAAACTGCAGAGGCCGCAGAAACAGAACCTGATAAAGCCGCTAAAGCACGGGCTGGTGCGGTTGATGTCGTAGAGAGGTCGCTAGAAATTGTTGGTGCTCTTCAAGAAGTAGCTGGCTCTACAAATTTCCCTGCGGGCACAAGAACAAACGCAAGAAAATATTTAGCTGAAATTGCTCGGGCTAACAACGAAAACGAAGCCCCAGAAGGCAGCTTAGAACCAGCGTTCCTTTTCTTGGTAGACCTAGCTAGCAAACCCCGGTTCATGAGAACTGGTAGTAACAAGTCACTTCCGTCTATTGGTAAAGAAAAAGTTCAAGCCATAGTAGACCTCGTGGCTTCCCGGTGGAAGAATGCCCCTACTGTGGTGGTTGCAGACAACATCAACGATGCGGCAGTGCCTGCCGAATTACAAAAAGCCGACGCAGACGCCAAAGCTAAGGGGGCTACTGGTGTTCCCGCAGGTGTGTTTTACCAAGGCAAGGTTTACATCTTTGCCGACCAGATGAAGAGCACTGCTGAGACAGTGCGTACTCTGCTGCACGAATCCCTTGGGCACTACGGACTGCGCGGTGTGTTTGGAGGAGACCTGAAGCCGATTCTGCAGCTTGTGGCAAAAAACTTCAAAGGAGAAATGGATGCGCTAGCCACAAAATACGGCCTTAACTTCCAAGAAGAAGCCGATGTCATGGAGGCTGCGGAAGAGATTCTGGCTAACCTAGCACAGACAAAGCCAACTATGGGTGTGGTGCAGCGAGCAATTGCTGCGGTGCGTAGATTTCTCCGCAAGATTGGCGTGGACGTAAAGTTATCCAACAAAGACCTGATCGCCAACTACATCCTCCCCGCACGTGCCTTTGTTGAGAATCAGCGTATTGATCGCACAATGGGCGGTGCACCGGGGTTTAGCCGCACCGAGGAAGGAGAGAACCTAACTCCAGAACAAACCGAGGTAATCAAAGACACCATACGCACCCAAGAGGAAATCGACAAAGCTGTAGCTAAGGCGAAGTTCAAGTTTGAGGAGTCCGCTAAGGCGCAGAAAGCTGCCAAGGGTGTGTCGATGCTGCAGATGGCTACGAACCCCCGCAAGGTCATCCCGGCGATGCGGGACTTGTGGAAACGTGCTACGTCAGCGCAGCGCAATCTACTCGTAAAAATTCCACCGACTAGCTTTTTGGTTGACTGGGCTGGCAATGCTGTACCTGAGCTTCAGAACACGTACAAGCTGATGCAACGCATGGGCGGCATGACTGAGCAACTGCTGAACGCTGCGGGGGAACTGACTACCGAAGTACAGCGAGCATTCCAAGCGGACCCAACCCTACGTGGCAAACTGGATGAACTAACGTCTGTAGCTACATTGGCAGAAGTAGACCCCGGAATGGTTGACACCATTGATCGCAGTGATGTGCTGGACAAGGCGTGGAAAGATTTGGGGCCAGAAGGTCAGCGCGTGTACACACGTATTCGGGATCACTTCAATGTGCTGTCCAAGTACCTGTCCAAGTTACTGGATGATCAAGTCAACTCGCTGAACATTGATGCGGAAGCCAAAGCCAACATCATGAAGAAGATCAGGGCTACTTTTGAAAAAGGTAGTCGGATCAACCCATACTTTCCGTTGGTGCGGGAAGGTGACTTCTGGTTGTCTATGGGTTCTGGCGAAACCCGTACGTTCTTCATGGCTGAGACGGCAGCGGAGCGGGATAGGGCGGCTCGGGAGTTTGCTGCGGAACGAATCAAACGTAAGAGCGGGGAGTCAGAGGCAGCGTTCGAAAAGCGTATTGACGACAAGCTGGATGAACTTGAGAAAGACAGTGAGTTTGAGATGGGGGATGACATTACATCCCTGCGTACAAAGACGTACTCTCAAGGTGAGGGCAAAATGCTCACCGGGGTGTTTGACGCAATAGACAGCACAAACTTCGCCGACCCCGAAGCTGGCGGACTTTTAAAGGATGCTATCTATCAGACGTTTCTGGAGACCATGCCTGATCAGATTTTTCGCAAGCAGTTTATCCACCGTAAGGGAGTTGCTGGTTTCCGGGTCGATGTGCTACAAAACACGGCGCATCTATCTGCGCGTATGGCTACGCAGCTTGCACGGATCAAATACTCCCCACTGCTCCGCAATTCGTTGTCGGCGGCAAAAGACTCTATCAGGGGTCGCCGAGCACTTGAACCGTTTGTAGCCGAGATGGCTAAGCGGGTGGATTCTTCTCTTGCACCTAAGGCAAAATCTACAGCCGAAGCTGTGGCCGGTGGCCTCAACAAAGCGGCGTTCATCTATTACCTGAGCGGTGCATCCTCCGCACTGCTGCAACCGCTAAGCGTTTTTCAGTTTGGCTTGCCGGTGTTGGCTCGGTATGGGGCGTTCAATGCTGTAAAAGAAGTGAGCAGTATGCTCAAAATATGGTCGCAAGTTGGTGTGTACAAAACCAATGCCGATGGGTCTAAATCTTGGGTTGCCCCGTCAATACTTTACTCCAACGATCTGACCCCACTAGAGCGCAAGGCGTACCGAGCAGCGGCAGAACGAGGGCTATTTACCTCTACACAGACTTCCACCGTGTTTGAGTCCAAGGCTACGCCGACTGAGGAACTTAAAGGCCCCAAAGAGAAGTTTGTTCGGGGTACTGTGGATGCCCTAGTGCTTGGTGGCCTGATGAACTCATCAGAGCGCATTTCTAGGGAGATGCTGTGGAAAGGGTCGTTTAGGCTAAACATGAAAGAGCACGGTAATTATGAACGTGCTGTAAACCAGTCTGTTACGGATACCAACGAAGCCTTATTTGACTACGGGGAGAGCAATCGCCCTGCGTTTATGCGGGGGGCGGTGGGCAAGGTGGTGACTCAGTTCATGATGTTCCCCCTGAATGTAACGATGTTCTTGGTTAAGAATTTTAAGGAGATGATCAAGCCTATGAATGGCCGGTCTCGTGCAGAGGCCAGCTACAAGTTCTTTGGCACTATGGGTACTACATATATTCTGGCGGGTTCTGTTGGCTTGCCTATGTTCAGCACTGTCATGGGGCTCCTTGGTGCAGCGTGGGAAGAGTTGAAGGACGACGATTGGGATGAGTCCATGCGGTCAATGGGGTTTGAGGCGTGGTTCACAACCACGTGGCTACACGACCAATTGGGGGAGAACAAAATAGGTGGTGTCTCGCTGTCAGACTTGTTGTTGCGCGGCCCCGTTAATGCGTTTACTGGAGTAGACATAGCTGGTCGCACCGGTATTGACCTAAAAAACCTTTGGACTCGTGATACCAAAGAGCAAAAAACCATACGTGAGAGTGCTACAGCTATGGCACTGGAGAAAGCTGGCCCTGCGGCAAACATGATCTTGTCTGTGGCTGATGGTGTTGACGCCGCTATGCAGGGGGATTACGCTAAGGCGGTCAAGAAGTGGGCACCTGCTGGCTTCCGAAACTTTATCAATGCACATGAGCTTTACACAGAAGGTGCAAAGGATAACAAGGGCGCACAGATAATGACCACCGATGCGTTTAGTCTAGGTGCTTTGATAGCACAGGCAATAGGTTTCCGGTCTGATCTCCTTGCGAACACGCAGTACACGGCGTTCAAAGTTATTGGGGCTCAGCAGAAGATACTCAATGAGCAGACCAAACTTCTTGAAAATCTAGATAGGGAGTTCCGAAACAATAACGCCGCTGCGTACAGCAAGCAGATAGACAAGGTGGCTGACTTCAACAGGCGCTACCCTAGCTTTGCAATGGATATGGATCAGATAGGCAAATCACTTGATAAACGTATGGAGCGCCGGGGCACTGCGTACATGGGTGTTGTGCCGACTGAGAAGAACCTGATACTGTTGGATGCGCTAAGGCATTCAGGCCGACGAGTGGCAGAAGCTGAACGCAAAGGCAGAGAGCAATAAAAAACCCCCGGTAAAGACCGGGGGTAAGACGGGGTTGCCGTCAAGGAGAGGCACTAGCAAAGAAGCTAGTGTACATCAAACCCTCCAGATGCGCAACCCTTTTATGCCATCTTCGATCACTATTTTGATGACGACATCCATCTTCAGTCGTTCAGCTACAGCCAATACAGATTTCTTGGCCGCTCGGTGGTCAATGCAGGGCACAAAGAACGAGCACCCTTTGTGAAACTTTGACCACTTAATTTGATACGAGACTGTCTCGATCTTCATTTGCCAGCAATACGTCTACTTGAAGAGACTCAGAGTTGGATGTATTAAACTTGAGCACGCGCACTGCGGGGGAATCGACTTTCATGCCTTTAGCCATACGCTTGTTTGTGGCTTCCATGAACACCATGCTCTCAGCCAACTTAGTTAGCAGGCCCTTGTAATTCACCTGCCGCTCTACGCAGAAGTCCTTAAACTTCTTGGCAGAAATGTACAGGTGCTTGGTATCCGGTTCAAAGCGTACTAACAACTCCCCCCGTGGCTCTAGAGATGGCATAGAGACTAAGTTGCTTCGGGCGTCTACTTCTCCGTTGACCACCAGCGTATTAAGGATATGCGCGTTGATAAATTCGCCGAGTGCAGATGCTGGGTTGGACACCGGGGGCTTAACATCGTGGCGCATTTCAGACAACATGCCCTTGAGCCATGCGTACACAGCGGCCATATCGTAGTCGTGTAGGCCAAGGTTTCTTGCGATCAAACCACCAGCAATGTTGCACGCTGCCTGTGCCGACCAGAAACGCTCTCGGCTAGTGAACTGCACCTCCTTGTCAATGCGGGCCTGAACCTTTTTGACTAGCTCCTTGGCCTCCTCCAAGTTGTTGACCAGCCAGCTTATGTATATCTCACCTGCATGGCCGTAGTTCTCATTGAGTTGGTGGTCAAACATCTCCTTACCCACAGCTACACCAATCACGTTGTTGGGCTCGATCTTGTACTCCATCAAGCGCACGGACTCACCATCGGGCGTGTTCTTGAGCATCGACAGCTTCTCGTGAAAGCTGGCGTTGGCCGACGCTAGTGTCATGTTTTTCCATGAGGTGTTGTTGAGGCGCAGTGCGTTGGTTGAGCCCGTCATACGGTTCTTACCTCGGCCATGACTGATGCCGTACGCCAAGTCCGAAAAGTCTAGGGGGCGCATGTTGGTAATCTCGTCGATGGTATTGGGTAGGCTGTTCATCACCCCTAGCTGCTGCATCTTTGCGTTGAGCGTGTCCTTCTCAATCGCCATCAACTCCTTGGGTTGGCCGTAGACGCTATTGCACATACGCAAGATGGTGGACTTGCCAGAGCCAGCCTCTTCATAGATCACGTTGATGATTGCCCCGTCCAAACCAGTGAACGGCATGAGTGGTGAGCCGAATGCCGTAAGTGCTGCAAACGCATGGGGCTCCATACCGGGCCGAGCGTATAGATTGAACACTTCTTTCCACTTGTCAAAGGTGCCCTTAGGATGAATTTTCTCTGCAAAGAATTCTGTAGCTGTTGTCGGCGGGCTGTAGAACACCCCGTCCTTAGTGATCTCTCGGTCACCCATGATGAACTTGCTGTCACCCTCTACCCATCCGAATTGTGTTCTCATAATGTCTGCTTTCTTTGAATACTGTAGGTTCTTGATGAACGTGACCACGTACACGGCCAAGTGTTCATACTGCTTGTGGTGTGCCACTACACCTTGTTGGGCTAGTGCCTTACGCAACTCATCCTTGGACGATATAGCTGCTGTCGATATTGCAAACTCTCTAACGCCATCATGCGGTAGGTGCAGGCGAAACAAAATGACTTCTCCTACCCCGGGGTCTCTCATGCGCTTCACTACGTACAAGTCGTGCTCATAGACCATCTCAGGCTCTGCTTCCTCCTCCATAGGTTTCCTGTAGACACCACCGTTTTTCCCTCGGAAAAATGGGAATGGGTACTCAGGTATGGTTACAGTCTCCGCCCCCTCCTTGGTCTCTACGGTCACTTCGTTGTCGGTTTCGTCAGCCTCCTCTATCTCAACACCGAGCACGATGGGGGACTTGATCTTCCCCTTGTGCTGGCAATCGGTGCACCCTGCTGGGTTCAGCTTCTCAAATGTTGTGCAATGGTGTGGACCTCCGTGCTTCACGATCTGATACACCTTGCGCTCTACCTCGTCAGGGTCGTAGCCCGGATGGTTGTTCGATAACTTGTGTGCTGCCTTGTCCTTGTCGATGCAAAATGCGGCGATGGATAACGCCGACCTCCACAACGGCTCGTCTACATCCGCTTGGTTCTCAAAGCAGTGCAGTAGCTGGTTACAGCCCGTGCCGTTCGCCGACTTCATCATGATGGTCTTGAACCGCTTGATCTTGTTGCCCATCAGAGCTTCCATCATGGGGCTCATAGCACGGGGGATGAAGTCAGGCCGCTCTTCCTTGGGTTCTGCTGCCCCTAATATCTTTTTCAGTTGTGCGTACTCTATACGCGCACTGCGTTCGTTGATCACCTCTACAAGTTTCGGCTCGGTCTGCTTGAAGTTGAACGTGCCGGGTATGCGCAATATGCGCGATGCTTCAAACACCGATGGGTCCACGATGAAACTCTGCTCTACGCAAAGTTCTCGGAGTCGCTCGGCGAGTGGTTCCCATTCTGCACGGGAGACCGTCTCTTTAAGTAGCCAGTAGGCGTGAATCCCGTAACCGGAACTCACTAGGATAGGTCGAGGTAGACCAACGGTTGCGCAGAACTTTTGAAACTCGCTAAGCCCTGTTGCTTGGTCGATGTAACCCTTGATAACGCCCTTCTCATCCGGTGCTGCCTTCGTGGGGCCGCAGTCGATATCCATCCATAGTGCGCGAAAGTACGTAGCGTTGGCGTGCGTGCGGTTGTTCAGGGGGCCGTATTTGGCGCAACCAAAATACGCATCTGCGCCCTTGGCTACAAACTGCTTGGCTATGGTATCAAGTTCTTCTCTAGTATCTACAAACTTCTGGTCTGGGTACCGCCCAATCCCCATCACACAATAACGCCCTTCCGTGGGCAGTACTGCCCCGAGTAGGTCAAAGTCGGACATGGTTGTCGTGCTACTTGCGGTTTCTGAGTGCGTGCAGGTACTTGTTGATCTTGTCAGTGTGACCAGCACTAGGAGTCACTGACCCCCAGAACCAGTTGTAGACGGTGGCTCGACTTACGCCAAGCCTATCCGCTACGTCTTTGACAGATATGCCAAGTGCAATGCAACGGCTACCCAGATACACGCCACGCGAGCTAACGTCTGCATTGCTGTTTGCATCAACTAGCCGCTGGCTGTATCCGTAGCTCATAGATTACTCCTCGTCGCTCCATGCGGCAAGCACAGAACCTAAGTCACGCTTGGCCGTAGGCGCGGGGGGCTCAACCTTTTTGCTTTCGCGTTTGGTGGGTTCGGCAACTTCCTCGGTTTCAGCAACACGCTCCCGACCTTTGCTAACAGCGTGCGCCAGTTCAGCGTTTGCTTTGGGGCTAGTGCCGGTCACTTTGTCTTGCACCATATTTGGTGCTCCCAATTTAGCAGCCCCTTCTGCCCGCGCTTGGAACGGAGTCATGATCACCATCTTCTGCACCTCGGGGGTATTGCCCACTCTGGTGATCACATCGTATTGGCTGCGTTTGATGTGCTCCACAGCAGAAAACAGGATCGACTGGTTGTCGTTGTCTTCGTTGAAGCTCAGCTTGGTGATGTACCAATCAAGGCTTTTGCCGTTGTTGCCCAGATACTTAACATAGCTCTCAAACATATGGGCAGTGGGAGTTGGGCTGTTACCAAATAAAGACTTGGATGCCAAGTTCATCTGATAAACCTCACCCTCAAGCGCAGTGCCAAAGTCATCCTCCAGCAGCACGGCGATGCGGCGGGAGTAGCGGCAAGACTTTGAGTTACCCATACCTGAGCCCTTGATGTTCTGGGGGCATGAGTCGCAGCGTTCAGCTTGTTTGTTCTCAGACCCAGCGTCGGGGACGTTGCCATCGTTGGAGAAGCAATCGGGAGGTGTCGGCTTAGCATCGGGAGTCCACTGCGCTGCATAGAAGATGCGCCCAACCTTAGGGGATGAGTTGACAATGACGACATTCAAGTCGCCCTTAACTTTGCCCATCTCCTTGCCGCCAACCTCCTTGCGGAAGATACCGTTCTTGGGCACGATACGTTTCGTGCTTGCGTTGCCCATTAGGGACTTGGTGAGTTCGCTGACCCCGCTAGCTTGCAGGAAGTCGGGAAGGTCTTGGTCGATAACTGTAATATTGCTCATTTGATTCTTTCAGGTTTTGGAACGTCTAACTACCACGGTGTACTCACTCTCGACATTCAGGCCCATAGGCAGAAGGTCAGGATTCTCAACAAGAAACTCCTTCATGTTTGTCTGATGAAGTCGTTTCTCTAACAGGCCAAATGCACCTTGCTCTCTAATAAAGGTGTACATCGAATCCCAATCGTTCGTCCAGTACCGTGACTTGACCGAGCGAATGATTGTGCCGTGTGGGGTCTTGATGCTGCTTGCATTTAACTCTTTGCACGCATCAAGCATGTTGGTTTCTAACAGGTCCATCTGCTCTTGTAGAACTGAGTCCTGCATAGTGAACTCCGCTTTAAGCGTAGTCCGGGCGTCACGAATCTTGATGTAGACGCCAGCCAACAAGTCTAAATTTGGGGAACTCTTATCCTCTGAATTTTCTTCAGTCATCTAACACTCCTAATGGTTGGTGGGGGTGTAGGCTACCTGCCTACGGAACTGACTATAACACAAGATTGTACATTGTCAAATGATTTCGGAAGAAATTTCTTGATGGTACAGATCAATGATTTTTTGATGGTTGCCTATGTTGTTGCGCAGGAGGGAGTAGACCTTAGCTTCTACCGGGCTCCCTGATATGTGCACGATGGTCATGTTGTTCTTCTGGCCGGGGCGGTCGATACGTGCGTTGGCTTGCAGGTATGTCTCTACGCTGGTGCAGGGAGCGTACCAGATGATAGTGTCGGCGGCGGTTAGGGTTAACCCGTGCGCTGCGGCTTGCGGCTGGATGATGAGCACCTTGATGGTCGGCAGTTCCTGAAAGCTCCTGACGATATCACTGCGTTGGTTCAGGCTGACGGCACCGTTGATGACCGCGCACGTGATGTGTTGCTTTTCTAGGTGCTTTTTTAACAGGTCAATGGTATGTGTAAAAGGAACGAACACGAGCACCTTGTGGCTCGACTCGTCGATGATCTCCTGCACCACGTTCAGGCGATTGCTGACATCAAACTCAATCACCTCGTGGTTGTCTGTGTACACCGACCCACATGAAATCTGCAGTAGCTTGCTCACCTGCACGGCGGCGTTGACTGCGGTAATTTCCTCCCCAGCGGCCTCGATGAGCATTTGCTTTTTCAAAATGTTGTAGAACTTTTGTTGTTGTGCGCTGAGCGGTGCGTCTCTGTCTATGAAGGTAACCGGAGGAAGATCAAGGCACTGGGCTTTCTCAAACCGTATTGCTGGCTGCAGTATCTTGTGTACAGTAGCTTGTGCGCTAGGTTTAGGTACCCATCGGTACAGGCTCACCTTGTTCATCACCGTATCTTTAAACTGCCCGAAGAACGGCGACACTGCTGTGGGGTTAACCAGCTTGGCTAGTCCGTAGGCGTCGGCGGGAGATTGCGCTGCTGGCGTACCAGTAAGCATCCACAGGCCCTTGATCACCTTGTTGAGGTCTCGCAGTGCCTTCCACCTGTCTGTCTGCGCGTTCTTGTACGCTGATGCCTCATCGACAACGATCAGGTCAAACCCACCAGCCAGTAGTTCCTTCTTAACAACCGCAACCCCGTCAAAGTTGATCACGACGAACTCGGCACCGCTGTTAACGATCTCTTTTCGCTTGGCCGCACTGCCGTAGGCAATAGCAACAGTTCGGTGAATGGCAAACTTGAACAAGTCAGCCTGCCAAGCGGCCTTCATGATGGACAGAGGGCATACTACCAACACACGCTTCACCGCTCTAATGCTCATCAAATAGTCAACCGCCCAGATCACTGATGCAGTCTTGCCGGTGCCCTGCTCGTTGAAGCAGAACGCCTTGCGGTTGGAAATCAAAAACTCTGATGTGACCTTTTGATGGTCGAATGGCTCAAACCCATGTGGTCGGGGCCACTCATATTCTGATAGATTCATTTTTTCTTTGGTTTGTTGACCTTGACGGTATGGTCTGAGTTGCGACTAAACGAGCGGTTGGCACTCGGCGACTTGAGCTTCAAGTTGCTCGGCGCGTTGGTGCCGCCTTTGCTCAAGGGGGTCGTGTGGTCGATGTCCTTGCCGGTACGGTCGATACCCTTAGCGTCCATCTCGTCACGGGCTTTCTGTCGCTCCATCCGTGCGGGCAGTTCGCCTCGCTCAACTTGCTGGGCGTACTCTTTTTTGTAAGGGCGGGGTTTGTTTACGTAAGGCATGATTAGTCCTTTGTGATTTGGGATATTGCGTTGTCTAGTTTAGAGTGGTTGTACCCTTCCCTACGTCCAAGGGCGTGGGTATTCATGTCTTGTCGGGTCAGGCCAAACTCCTCGGGGGTTGCTTCCCATAGCGGCTTGCGGCCTTCTTCCTCGATCCCGCGCAGCATCTTACCGACTGATACGGCAACCTCTAGCATCATGGCTGATTTGTGTTGAGCGTAATTCGCTTCTATAGCCTTGTCCACGATCTTGTGCACAATGGTGCCCAGCACTTCGGTTACTCGGCGCTTTAGTTCGTTCTCAAGAATGAGAGCGGTATCGGTTTCTTCGTTTGTCATTACTAGCTCCTGTTGTATTCACAATCTTTCACCGCGCAGAATTTGCACAGTGGCCCACTAACGGGGTTCCACACCCCGCTCTTTATTGCTGCTTCGATACGCGCAACGTCTACTGCGGACTTGTCCATGTAGGTGTCCTTGAACTCAACTAACTGCTCGGCCTTGACGAACTCTTTGGACACCACAAAAATCAAAGCGGACTTAACCTTCTTGATTTCTGGGAACTTGGCAAACAGGCCACAGGCTACAAGGTCAAGCTGCTTTTTGTCCGCGTATCTTGCGTTCTTGCTTGTCTTGTAGTCCACTGAGTGGGCTACCCCTATCGCCCGATTGATGACCACCAAGTCGGCAATGCCATGCCACCAGACATCAGGCGCATCGAAGTCACACGCCTTCAGGTCTTTGGTCAGGCCCAGCTTTACCTCGACTAGCTTCTCGCCGGGGATTGCTTTAAGGATGTCCAACACCTCTTGCATGTACTCAAACTGCGGCGGTATAGGTGTGCCCTTGCTGATGTAGTCCTCAGCTACAGTATGTGCAGCCTTACCGTACAGCGTAGCCGTTGTGTCCGGGTCACGTACAGCGTCCGGGGCAACCTTAGCGTGATAGTACTTGCGTGGGCACTGCTGAAAGGTCTTCAGCGAACTGAACGACCATACGATGGGTTTAGGGTTCATGTAGCCCCCCTCTGTCCATGCTCAAACCTTGCAGACCGTGCAGCGGCGTATGCGTCCACTACAGTTGGGTAGTGCCTATGAACGTGCGCTTGTCTTGTATCTATGTCCCAATCCTCGTCGCTGGAATCTAAACCATGAATTGGGTCTACATCTAAAAGTGAGGCTAGGTGAGATTGCTTAACAACCTCAAAACCGTAAGGCGTAAAGGAGCCATAGCTTTTTACAAGCCCTTTGTAATGTTGGAGGATGGGGTGAAAATATACCTTGCTGCTTGATGGTTCGGGTATTTCGGAAAGTAGTAGCAGTCCTATATTTTTGCCAATAGAGTCTGCAAAATTGGGTAGTACTCCTCCGTAATCGTGCATCTGGCTGTGTTTCCACCAATCTTTTTTAAGCGCGTTTTTATCGCCTTTGACTTCTACAAAAATCCCCTCTTCTCCATATCTGCGTGGTAGGAAGAAGTCGGGGAGATATCGTACTATTTTGGAGCCGTACTGTATTGGTTCAGAGCCAGCAATAGGGGAATCCTCGTCGTATATTTCCTTTTGATACCCTTGGTCTTCGTACTTCCAAGGTAATTTAAGCGTGTCAAAGAACACAGCCCACCTAGCTTCCAGCCTTGACCGAAAGTGGTAGCCCTTGTAATAAGTTTCTATTACCTTAACAGTCTCCATAGCTATCTCCATATCCAGATTCACAGTTGAGGGGTAACTCCAGCGCCCATTTAGGTCTGAGTCGCATACACAACTCAACGTACTCCTTGGCTGTTTCGGCCTCGGCTTTGGGGGCTACGACAGCAATCGCATCGTGCACGGTCATGACCACCCGGTACTTCTTCGCCACCATGAGCATCTGCTCACCTATGACGATGCGGGCAAGTGCTTGGCACACGTTCTCGATCACCTTACCACCGTATATGCGGTTAGGGATAACTGTTTTGCCCTTCTTGGTGTCGTACACAACTTCGACCTTGCCTGTCTTCTCGTCTTCCCGCATGCGCAGGTTGGGATACTTGAGGTACAGGCCGTTGGGTAGCTTGACGCCTTTGGTCCCGTCTACTTCTAGTAGCCCGTTGCGCCCCAGTGTTGTTTGTGCGTTCCGTAGCATGGCCCTGAGCATGTCACCAGCTTCTACCCACAGCCTAACAATGTTAGGGTAGGTAGCCCGGTAGGTATCAATGATTCGCTTGGCTTCGTCTAGCTCAACGTCAACCCCAAAGTTCTTCAGTTGCAACTTGAACTTTGCTGCGCCCATGCCGTAGCCTGCACCGAGAATTGTGGTCTTGCCCACAAAGCGTTCACGCTCGTCGGCCTTGGTAATCTGGCGTCCGTAGATAGCTGACGCCATGATGCAGTACACATCCTCGCCCTTATCAAACGCTTCAACCAAGTCATTCTGCCCAGCTAGCCATGCCAGCGTACGAGCTTCAATCTGGGATGAGTCTGAATCCAACACAACATACCCATCGGGGGCAATGATGGAATACTTCAGCGGGGATTTGCGTGGCAGGTTCTGCAGGTTGAGCTTGTCGTCACCGCCCCATCGGCCTGTGTGTGCAGCGTAGTAACGGAGCGGAACTGGCATAGAACCGCGACGAGCAATCCCAATGAACCTCTCAGTCCGTGTCTCCTCGATGGTTGACTTGACCCCAAGCCGTGCAGCGGCGATGGCCTGCACGGTCACGTTGTCATGCTCAAGTAACGCCTTGAACTCCTCATCGGTTTTAGAAAACGCGTAGGTCATCTTACCCGTGGCGGGGCTAATCTTCATGGGCGCAACCACATTAAAGCGCTCAAGCACCTTCGCAAGCTGTTTGTTGCTCATCAACTGATCCTTGTCGATCAGCATTCTGCTAAGCAACTCCTGCTTCTTGCGCTTAACCTCGCCCAAGTGCACGGTCAGAATGCCTTCGTCCAACTGCAGCACGGGCTCGGAGAACATGCGTATGGTCAGGTCAATCAATCGCAACTCACTCGGCGGGAAACCCTCAACCATTTTTTGAAACAGCGCGTAGGTCATGGCTGTGTCATTGCAGCAGTACTTGCCGTACTCTGCTAGCTGCTCCTTAGGAAAGTCCTTGCGGCGCAACTCCTTTGCCGTGACTATCTCAGTGCCTTTGGTACCAACCTTGTAGTGCTTTGCAAGTACAGCCAAGCTACCACCAACCTCAGTGCCGTGCAGCGCACGCCCCATCGACAACGTGTCCAACCAGCCCTTTGGCTTGATACCGAATATCCACGTAAGGATAGACGCATCGAATGCAGCGTTGTGAGCTAAGGCTAGACTATTCTCCCAATCGAACTGCCTCAAAAACACAGCGGTCTCTATCATGTCCCCGGTGAACCACTCGGGCTCACCGTCATCTACCTGCACCGACACACCAATGACCTCAAACTCGGGGGAGCGCACGTACTCTTCGTTGGTCATCTTGGTGAGGCTGAACTCCTGCGAGTAGTAGGATTCCATGTCAACCGTAATAATTTTCATGTTTTCATCATTTGGATTAGTTGTTCTAAGTAGGCAAGCGTGTCTTCGTTGACTACCGTTGCTGTGCCGCCAGCGTCCTTGATCTGCTGGATGTTCTTATCCTGCAGCGCAGTCGTCGTGCCTTTGCCAGC